ATGCGCACCGTTTCGACCCTTGTCACCGCCGAGGATCACGAACGCCATTTCCGCGATGCCGTCACGCTGCTGCGCTCGGTCCGCGAGACGCTTGCCGCCCTGCTCGACCGCGCCGAGGCGGGCGAAGAGGGCCTCTTTGCCGATATCGCCAGGAAGCAGGCCGAGCTCGAATCCGCCCTCCGCCGCGCCTTCGAGGCCGAGGAACGCTGGAACGACTGGCAGGCCCGGCATGGCGGCGCTGTCCGCGCCGACGGCCCGCTCGACCTCGCCGCCCTGCGCGATCAGATCGCCTGCCGCCTCAACCGGCTGGCCGACTGCTGCGGGGAAGAGGGCTGAACCATGGCCGCCCTCCGCTCGCATCGGGCGCGCCTGCGGGCCCTTCTGCCCCATCTGACCGAGGCCGAAATCGCTGCCCTCCCCTGGCTGTGGGAGATCTGGGCCCTGCCGCATCAGCTTCCCCCGGCGGGGTCCTGGAGGACCTGGGTGATCCTCGGCGGGCGCGGGGCCGGCAAGACACGCGCCGGCGCCGAATGGGTGCGCAGCCTGGTCGAGGGGCCGCGCCCCACCGATCCGGGGCGCTGCCGCCGCGTCGCCCTCGTGGCCGAAACGCTCGATCAGGCGCGCGAGGTGATGGTCATGGGCGAATCGGGTCTGCTCGCCGTCTCGCCGCCGGATCGCCGCCCGCGCTGGGTGGCCACGCGCCGCCTGCTCGAATGGCCCAATGGCGCCATCGCGCAGGTCTTCTCCGCCTCCGATCCCGAATCGCTCCGCGGGCCCCAGTTCGATGCCGCCTGGGCCGACGAACTCGCCAAGTGGAAGAAGGGAGAGGAGGCCTGGTCCCAGCTTCAGCTCGGCCTGCGTCTGGGAGAGGATCCCCGTGCCTGCGTGACGACCACGCCGCGCAGCACGCCTTTCCTGCGGTCGCTGCTGGCAGCGCCCTCGACGGTCTCCACCCATGCCCGCACCGATGACAACCGCGCCCATCTGGCCCGCGGCTTCCTCGAGGAGGTCCGGCGGCTCTATGGCGGCACGCGCCTGGGCCGGCAGGAGCTGGAGGGCCTTCTGATCGAGGAGGCCGAGGATGCGCTCTGGCCCTCGTCCCTGATCGAATCGGCGCGCTGCGACAGCGTTCCGCCGCTCGACCGGGTGGTGGTTGCGGTGGACCCGGCAGCCTCTTCGGGGCGTGCCTCCGATGCCACGGGCATCGTCGCGCTGGGGGCGGTGCTGCGCGGCACGCCGCGGGACTGGCAGGCCTATGTGCTCGAGGATGCGACGATCCGCGGCGTCAGCCCGGATTCCTGGGGGCGTGCGGTCGTCGCCTGTGCCCGCCGCCACGAGGCAGACCGCGTCCTGGTCGAGGCGAATCAGGGCGGAGAGATGGCGACGGCGATCCTGAAGGGGATCGATCCGCTGCTGCCCGTCTCGGCCGTGCATGCGCGTGCCACCAAGGCGATTCGCGCCGAACCGGCCGCCGCCCTCTATGAACAGGGGCGGGTGCATCATCCGCGGGGGGTCGATCTCGGTCTGCTCGAGGAGGAGATGCGGAAGATGACGCGCAGCGGCTGGCGCGGGGCGGGTTCGCCGGACCGGCTCGATGCGCTGGTCTGGGCCCTGCGCGAGACTCTGATCGAACCCGCAAAAGGCTTTGCCGAACCGCGGCTTCGTAGCCTCTGACCGATTCCGGGGGGGTGATTCGGACCCCCTGCGGGGCCGTTGCGCGAATCGGGGGCCGGGCGCGCGGTGCTGTAGGAAACAATTAACCTTTTCCTTCCAGATTGGCCCCCGGACGCCGCGACAAAGGCCCTTCAGACAACGAGACCCGCCATGTTCGACTTTCTCAAGCGCAAGACCCGCGCGCCGCGGCCACAGGCGACCGCCGCTCCCGCTCCGGTTCCGGCGGCCGTGCCCGAAGCCAAGGCCTCCGCCGCCGGTCCCCTGACCGTTCCCCCCGGCGCAGCCTGCCTGTCCCGGCCGGGACGCTGTCCCTCGCCCAGGCGGGTTTCGCGCGCAATCCCGTGGGCTTCCGGGCCGTGCGCCTGATCGCCGAGGCGGCGGCGGCGCTCCCCCTCGTGCTGCAGGACCGCGAACGCCGCTATACCGATCATCCCGTGCTCGATCTGCTGGCCCGTCCCAATCCCGCCCAGGGCCGGGCCGAGCTGCTCGAGGCGCTCTATGGTCATCTCCTGCTGACCGGCAATGCCTATCTCGAGGCGGTCGGCGATCTGGCACCGGCCGGCGGCCTGCCTGCGGAACTGCATGTCCTGCGCTCGGACCGCATGGTCGTCGTGCCGGGGGACGACGGCTGGCCGGCGGCCTACGACTATGTCGTGGCGGGGCGTCGCCACCGCTTTCCGGCCGGGCCCTGCTCGCCCGTCTGCCATATCCGCAGCTTCCATCCCCATGACGATCATTACGGCTTCTCCGCGCTGCAGGCCGCAGCCCAGGCGATCGAGGTGCATAACGGCGCCTCGCGCTGGTCGGCGGCGCTGCTGGAGAACGCCGCCCGCCCCTCCGGGGCCCTCGTCTATCGCGGGCCGGACGGCCATGGGCATCTCTCGCCCGAACAGTTCGACCGCCTTTCGCGCGAGATCGAGGCCCAGCATGCCGGGGCGCGCAATGCCGGCCGGCCGATGCTCCTCGAAGGGGGGCTGGACTGGAAGCCGATGGGCTTCTCGCCCTCGGACATGGAATTCCACCAGACCAAGGAGGCCGCCGCGCGCGAGATCGCCATCGCCTTCGGCGTGCCGCCGATGATCCTCGGCATTCCGGGCGACGCCACCTATGCCAATTATCAGGAGGCCAACCGTGCCTTCTATCGTCTGACAGTGCTGCCGCTGGCCGCACGCGTGACCCAGGCCGTCGCCGACTGGCTCTCGGACTTCACGGGAGAGTCGCTCACGCTGGCCCCGGATCTCGACCGGGTGCCCGCCCTTGCCGCCGAACGCGATGCCCAGTGGCGTCGCGTGGCCGAGGCGGACTTCCTGACCCAGGCCGAGAAGCGCGCCCTTCTGGGCCTGCCGCCGCTGGAGGTCGCCGATGGCCGCTGAGACACCCCGCTTCCTCTGCGCCCCCGGCCTCAAGATCGAGCATCAGGAGCGCATGGCCGAACTCCGCTTTGCCCAGCTCAACCAGGCGCTGGGCAAGATCGAGGCGACGATGGAACGCCTCGAGAAGCGCCTCTGGCTCACCGTCTATGGCGTCGTGGCGGTGATCCTCGCCACCGCTGTGCAATCCCTCGTCACCTTCGCCCCCTGAGGTTGGCCATGGAAACGAAGTTTCTCGACCCCCGTCCCTCCGTGCCCAAGGCTGCACGATCGAAGGGCATGCCTCGCTCTGGGGCATCGCCGACCGCTCCGGCGACATCGTAGAGCGCGGGGCCTTCGCGGCGTCGCTGGCGCGGCTGCGGGCGCAGGGCGAATCCGTGCGGATGCTCTGGCAGCACGACCCCAGGGAGGTCATCGGCGTCTGGGACGAGGTGACCGAGGACGCCCGCGGCCTGCATGTGCGCGGCCGCATCCTGCCCGAGGTGGCCCGCGGTCGCGAGGCGCTGGCGCTGCTGGCCGCCGGGGCGCTCGACGGACTGTCGATCGGCTATCGCACGCTGCGCGCCACGAAGGATGCCCAGGGCCGCCGCCGCCTGCACGAGATCGAGCTGTGGGAGGTCTCCCTTGTGACCTTTCCCATGCTGCGCGAGGCGCGCATCGCCTCGGCCACAGGGCCTGCCGAGGCCCTTCAGGAGCTGACGGCGGAGATTGCCGCCGCCAGGGCCCGCCTCCGCCGGGCCTGACCGGGAACCGTCCCGCCGCGGGACGCTCCCATCCCCCCTCAACCCCGAAAGGATCAGCCCATGACCACCCCCGAGACCGGGGCCGGGACCGTCATGTCCCCGGACCTCGAGATCAAGACCGCCGTCCAGGCCCTCGCCACCGAATTCCGCGGCTTTGCCGAGGATGTCGCCCATCGCCTTGCCCAGCAGGAGTCCCGCATGACCCGTCTTGACACCCGCGCGGCCTTTGCCGCCCGCCGTCCCGTCCTCTCCGCCGAGGCGCCCGCCGCTCCGCATCAGAAGGCCTTCGAGGCCTATGTGCGCCGCGGGGACGAGTCGGCCTTGCGCGAGCTGATGGCCCCGCCGGAAGGCAAGGCCCTGTCCACCGCCGTCGCCGCCGATGGCGGGGTTCTGGTGACCCCCCGCACCGCCGAGACGATCCGCACAATCCTCGCTTCGACGGCCTCGATCCGGTCGCTCGCCACGGTGGTGAAGGTGGAGGGCGGCTCCTATGACGTCCTGATCGACCGGGGCGAGATGGGGGCCGGATGGGCGACCGAGACGGGCCCGCAGGGCGAGACAGCGACCGGCACGCTCGAGAAGATCACCATTCCCCTGCATGAACTGGCGGCCCAGCCCAAGGCCTCGCAGCGGCTGCTCGACGATGCCGCCTTCGATGTGGAGGGCTGGCTGGCCGGGCGCATCGCCGAACGCTTCGCCCGGGCCGAATCGGCCGCCTTCGTGACGGGCGATGGCGTGGACAAGCCGCGCGGCTTCCTGGCCTATCCCGCCGTGCCGGATGCGGACTGGGCCTGGGGCAGCATCGGCTATGTGCCGACCGGTGTCGCCGGGGGGCTGACGGATATCGATCCGGTGGTGGATCTCGTCTATGCGCTGCCGGCGGCCTACCGGTCGGGCGCGGCCTTCGTGATGAACTCGAAGACCACCGCCGTGCTGCGCAAGCTCAAGGATGCCGACGGCCGCTTCCTGTGGTCGGACGGGATCGCCGCGGGCGAACCGCCGCGTCTGATGGGCTACCGGGTGCTGGTCTGCGAGGACATGCCGGACATCGCGCCGGGCTCGCTGTCGGTGGCCTTCGGCAATTTCGCCCAAGGTTACACCATCGCCGAACGGCCCGATCTGCGCATCCTGCGCGATCCCTTCAGCGCCAAGCCGCATGTGCTGTTCTACGCGACGCGGCGCGTGGGCGGGGCCGTGACCGATTTCGCCGCGATCAAGCTGCTGCGCTTTGCCGCCTCCTGATCTCTGCCGGGCCGTGCCGGGAGCCATGACGGCGCGGCCCTTCCAGACAACCCATGCGAGGGGGATCTTGCGATGAATCTGGTCGAACTGACCGAGGCGCCGGCTGCCGCGCTCCCGGTCCAGACCCTGCGGGAGCATCTGCGCCTCGGCTCGGGCTTTGCCGATGACAGTCTGCAGGAGGGGCTGCTGGCAGGCTTTCTGCGCGCGGCCATCGCGGCGATCGAGGGGCGGACGGGCAAGGCGCTGCTCTCGCGCGATTTCGCGCAGAGCGTCACCGAATGGGCGCGCCCGGACCGTCAGCCGCTTGCCGTGGCGCCGGTGGTGGAGATCGCCGCCGTCCGCCTCGTGGATGCCAATGGCGCCGAGACCTCGCTGCCGCCTTCGGCCTGGCGTCTCGACCGCGAAGGCAGCGTCCGCCCCGCGCTCGTGCCCGTCGGGGCCTTCCTGCCGCGCGTGCCGATCGGCGGACAGGCGATCGTCACCTTCACGGCCGGATACGGGCCGCAATGGGCCGATGTGCCACCCGATCTGGCCCAGGCGGTTCTGATGCTGGCGGCGCATTATCACGACTTCCGCCATGATACGGCGCTTGGTCCCGGCTGCATGCCCTTCGGCGTGACCGCCCTGATCGAGCGCTACCGCCCGCTGCGGCTGGGGGTCTGCGCATGATCCCGCGCCCCAATCGCCGCCTTCTGCTCGAGGCGCCCATGACCGAACCCGACGGGGCAGGGGGCTTCGCGATCCGCTGGGCGCCGCTCGGCACGCTGTGGGGCGCCGTCGTCCACCCCCCCCCGCGCGAAGGCATGCTCCCCGCCGGCAGCGGGATGCGGCGTCCTGTCCGGGTGACGCTGCGCGCGGCCCCTCCGACGGCGCCCTCGCGCCCCCGTCCCGGCCAGCGCCTGCGCGAGGGCGACCGCTTCTATCTCATCGATGCCGTGGCCCCCGCGACGGCGGATGGCCGCTGGCTGATCTGCCACGCGCATGAGGAGGAGGAGGCTGCCCCATGACCTATGCCCTCGCCGGCGCCCTTCAGGCCGCCCTGCATGGGCGCCTGTCTGCCGATCCTGCCCTGACCGCGCTGGTCGGCCCGCATGTCCATGATGCGCTGCCCCCCGGCCCCGTCCCGCCCCTCTATGTCGCCCTCGGGCCCGAGACGGTGCGCGACCGCTCCGACGGCACGGGGCGCGGGGCCGACCATGACTTTTCCATCGTCGTGGCGACCGAGGCGCATGGCTTTGCCCGGGCCAAGGCGGCCGCCAGCGCCGTCTGCGATGCCCTGCTGCGCGCGCCCCTGACGCTGAGCCGCGGCCGTGTCGTGGCGCTGCATTTCCTGCGCGCCCAGGCCCGCCGCGCCGGGCCCGCGGGCGAAAGGCGCGAGATCGCCCTCCTCTTCCGCGCCCGGGTCGAGGACGCGCCCGACCCCTCACCCCTCCAACCCTGAACCAGCCAGAAAGGATTTCCATCATGCCTGCACAGGCCGGCAAGGACCTCCTGCTCAAGATCGACATGACCGGCGACGGACTCTTCCAGACCGTCGCAGGGCTGCGCGCCACGCGCCTCTCGCTCAATGCGGAGACGGTGGATGTCACCACGCTCGACAGCCCCGGCGGCTGGCGCGAACTGCTCGCCGGGGCGGGAATGCGCTCGGCCTCGCTCTCCGGTGCGGGCGTGTTCCGCGACGAGGCCTCGGACGAACGGATGCGCGCGCTGTTCTTCGCGGGCGCGATCGCGGCCTTCCAGGTCCTCATCCCCGGTTTCGGCACCATCGAGGGGCCGTTCCAGATCACCGCCATCGACTATGCCGGCAGCCATGACGGCGAGGCGACCTTCGAGGTCTCGCTCGCCTCCGCGGGGGCGCTGAGCTTCGCGCCGCTCGATACCTCACCGGTGGCGCCGCCCCCGCCCCCCGACGGGGATGACGGCTCCGGCGAAGGGGAGGGCGCCTGATGGCCAATCCCCATGCCGGAGAGGTGGAGGTGACGGTGGACGGGATTCCGCGCATCGCCCGTCTCACGTTGGGCGCCTTGGCCGAGCTGGAGGAGGAGCTGGGCGAGGACAGCCTCGTCGCCCTCGTCTCCCGCTTCGAGAAGGGCGAGGTGTCGGCCCGCGACGTGCTCGCCCTGCTGGTGGCAGGGCTGCGCGGCGGGGGCTGGCGGGTGAACCGTGCGGATCTGCTCGCGGCCGAGATCGCGGGCGGCCCGCTGGCTGCCGCACGGGCCGCGGCGCTGCTGCTGACACGCGCCTTCGGGTCCCCCGCGCCATGAGCCCCGCGCCCCCCCCGTTCGACTGGCCCGCGCTGCTGCGCGCGGGCCTCCAGACCCTGCGGCTGCGCCCGGCCGAATTCTGGGCGCTCACGCCGGCCGAACTGGCGCTGATGCTGGGCCTCCAGAGCCGCGCCCCCGCCATGACCCGCTCGCGCCTGTCCGAACTGCTCGAGCGCTTTCCCGACAAGGTGCCCCCGCCATGACCGGATCTGTCCTAACCGACGATTTCGCCGAGGATCTGCCCTCTGCCCTTTCCGATACGGGCCGCTTTGCCGCCGCCTTTGCCGAGGAACTGGCCCGCCTGCGCGACGGGCTCGCCGCCACCTCGCAGGAGACGCTGCGCCTCGAACGCGGCTTCTCGGGCGGGTTGCGGCGGGCCATCGACGGGCTGCTGCTCGATGGCGACCGTCTGTCCGATGCGCTCTCGCGCGTCGCCCGCGCCATGGCCGACACGATCTATGCCGCCGCCATGAAGCCGGTGACGGACCGTCTGGGCGATGTTCTGGCCCAGGGGGTCGGGCCGCCATGCAGGCCTTTTCTCCCTTCGCGGCCGGCGGAGGCCTTGCCCAGGGGCGGGTGATGCCCTTCGCCCGGGGGGGCGTCGTCTCTCAGGCCACGGCCTTTCCGATGCGCGGCGGCCTCGGCCTGATGGGCGAGGCCGGACCGGAGGCGATCATGCCTCTGGCCCGCGATGCCTCGGGCCGGCTCGGGGTCCGGGCCGAAGGGGGCACGGCACGCCCCGTGCAGGTGACGATCCATGTCACCACCCCCGATGTGGCCGGCTTTGCCCGCTCCCAAGGGCAGATCGCCGCCGAGATGGGGCGCCTGCTCGCCCGCGGCGCCCGCAACCGCTGAGACCGAAGGGAACTGGACATGGCCTTTCACGACATCCGTTTCCCCCCCTCGCTGTCCTTCGGCGCCCTGGGCGGACCCGAACGGCGGGTGGAGATCGTCACCCTCCGCTCCGGGCATGAGGAACGCAACGCCCCCTGGGCGCATGGCCGGCGCCGCTGGGATGCCGGGCTGGGGCTGCGCTCGCTCGACGATCTGCACGATCTGATCGCCTTCTTCGAGGCGCGCGGCGGGATGCTCCATGCCTTCCGCTGGAAGGACTGGGCGGATCACAAGTCCTGCCCCCCCTCGCGCGATCCCTCGCCTTTCGATCAGGAGATCGGGACGGGAGACCGGACGACCGTGACCTTCGCCCTGCGCAAGGCCTATGCCTCCGGTCCTGCTGTCTACTGGCGCCCGGTGACCAAGCCCGTCCCCGGCACGGTCCGCGTCGCCGTCGGTGGCAGCCCCTGCAGGAGGGGATCGACTGGACGCTCGACGCGCTGGCCGGCACCGTCACCTTCGCGGTTCCGCCCGCGGCCGGCGCCCCCATCACCGCGGGCTTCGAATTCGACGTGCCGGTGCGCTTCGACACGCCGCGCATCGCGGTCCAGGTCTCGTCCTTCCGCGCGGGCGAGGTGCCGTCCGTTCCCGTCGTGGAGGTGCGCGAATGACCCCCGCCTTGCGCGACCATCTCGCCTCCGGCTGCACCACGCTCTGCCGCGCCTGGGCCATCGCGCGGCGCGACGGGGTGGTGCTGGGCTTCACCGATCATGACGCGCCCCTGTCCTTCGAGGGGATCGACTTCCGCCCCGATCCCGGCCTGACGGCCCGTGCCCTCGTGCAGGGCAACGGCCTGGCCGTGGACAACAGCGAGGCCGAAGGGGCCTTCACCTCCGACGCCATCACCGAGGCCGACATCGAGGCCGGCCGCTATGACGGGGCCGAACTGCGCCACTGGCTCGTCAACTGGGCGGATCCGGCCCAGCGGCTGCTCCGCTTCCGCGGCACGATCGGAGAGATCCGCCGCATGGGCGGCAGCTTCCATGCCGAGCTGCGCGGCCTGACCGAGGCGCTCAACCGCCCGCTGGGGCGTCTCTATCAGCGGACCTGCTCGGCCATTCTGGGCGACGGGGCCTGCCGCTTCGATCTCGCCTCGCCGGGTTACGCGGTCGAATGCCCCGCCCCTGCCACGGACGGCCAGAGCTTCCGCCTCGAAGGCCTGCCCGCCTTCGCACCCCGCTGGTTCGAGCGCGGCCGCCTGCTGGTGCTCTCGGGGGCCGCGCAGGGGCTCACCGGCCTCATCCGGCAGGACCGCAGCGAGGACGGGACCCGCGTGATCGAGCTGTGGACCCCGCTGCGCGCGCCGGTGACGGCGGGCGACCTCATCCGGCTCGAACCCGGCTGCGACAAGCGCGCCGAGACCTGCCGCGTCAAGTTCGGCAACATCCTCAACTTCCAGGGGTTCCCCTTCATTCCGGGAGAGGACTGGCTGCTCTCCACGCCGCTGCGCGAAGGGGATCATGACGGGGGGCGCCTGGGATGACCGCGCCGCAATCCCGCATCGTCGCGGTGGCCCGGCTCTGGCTGGGCACGCCCTATTGCCATCAGGCCTCGCTCCGTGGGGCGGGCTGCGACTGCCTCGGTCTGGTCCGTGGCGTCTGGCGCGAGGTCCACGGTGCCGAACCCTGCCCGGTGCCGCCCTACACGCCCGACTGGTCCGAACCCCAGGGCGAGGAGAGGCTCTGGGCCGAAGCCGCGCGCCTGCTGCGCCCCGGCACCGGCCGGCCGGGCGATCTGCTGCTGTTCCGCATGCGCGAAGGCGCCGTGGCCAAGCATCTGGGCATCCTCTCCCGGACCGGAGAGACACCGGCCTTCATCCATGCCTGGTCCGGGCGGGGCGTGGTCGAAAGCCCCCTCTCGGCCCCCTGGGCGCGGCGCATCGTCGCCCTCTTCGATCTCGAACAAGGGAGCAACCCCACATGGCAACCCTGATCCTCGGTGCGGCGGGCGCGGCTCTGGGCGGCGCCATGGGCGGCTCGGTGCTCGGCCTCTCGACGGCGGTCATCGGCCGCGCGGCCGGTGCGGCTCTTGGCCGGGCCATCGACGAACGCCTGCTCGGCCCCGGCAGTGCCCCGGTCGAGACGGGGCGCATCGACCGCTTCCGCCTGACCGGTGCCGCCGAAGGCACCCCCCATTCCCCGCCTGCATGGGGCGGCGCGGATCGGCGGCCAGGTCATCTGGGCCACGCGCTTTCGCGAACATGTCGCCGAAACGGGCGGCAGCGGCAAGGGTGGCGCCCCCCGCCCGGCAGTCCGCGAATACCGCTATACGGTCAGCCTCGCCCTTGCGCTCTGCGAAGGCGAGATCGCCGGCATCGGCCGCATCTGGGCCGACGGGGCCGAGATCGCGCGCGACAGCCTTCAGCTCTCGCTCTATCGCGGCACGATGGACCAGCTTCCCGATCCGCATATCGAGGCGGTGGAGGGGGCAGGGAATGTCCCGGCCTTCCGCGGCATCGCCTATGTGGTGATCGAGGATCTCGACATCACCCGCTTCGGCAACCGCATCCCCCATCTCTCCTTCGAGGTGTTCCGCCCCGCCCCGCGCAGCAGCGATGCCTCGGCCGAGGATCTGGCGCATCTGCTGCGCGGGGTCTGCCTGATCCCCGGCACCGGCGAATATGCGCTGGCCACCACACCGGTGGAGCTCTCGCGCGGCTTCGGCCGGCGCGAGCCGGCGAATGTCAGCACCGATCAGGGCAAGGCCGATCTGCTGGTCTCGCTCGACCGGCTTCAGGCCGAACTGCCCGCCGTCCGTTCGGTCAATCTCGTCGTCTGCTGGTTCGGCGACGATCTGCGGATGGATCGCTGCACGATCCGCCCCAAGGTCGAACAGCGCGAGGCCGACGCCCCCGCGATGCCCTGGCGGGTCTCGGGCCTGTCCCGCGCCGCGGCGCAGGAGGTGCCCCGACAGGACGGCCGTCCCGTCTATGGCGGCACACCCACCGATCAGAGCGTGATCGAAGCCATCCGCGCGCTCAGGGCGCGCGGCTATCGGGTCGTCTTCTATCCCTTCATCCTGATGGACCAGATGCCGGGCAATACCCTGCCCGACCCCTATACGGGAGGGATCGGCCAGCCGGCACTGCCCTGGCGCGGACGCATCACCCTGTCGGTGGCGCCCGGCCGTCCCGGCTCGCCCGACGGAACGGCGGCGGCCGAGGCCGAGGTTGCCGCCTTCTTCGGCGGGCCCGGCCCGATCACTTCACCCGTCATGCGGCGGGCGTCACCTATGCCGGCCCCGAGGACTGGGGATTCCGCCGCATGA